TGCATGGAACATGCATCACTCATATATCAAATTATATTTCAAAACATTATGGTCTTGATCATTTAAATGATTAGTAAAATACCCTTTACTAAATTCATTTCTGGTCAATACTATAAACTGTTTTAATATTCTAATTGATATTTGTTTGATCAATAACATAAGTCATCATATTTATATTTAATAAAATTTACGTACTCGGTAAATCTGTTTTGAACAGTGTCGAAAGACAACAATTTATTGCAAGCGGACAGTTTGTGATATATTGAGAGTTAGCATTCCTATTTAGGATACGGTTGGCTATAACTACTAATCCTGTCCCCAGTCAAATGCCAATAGTAATCAATCATTTGATTGTGTAAATTTACTTTACTAACAACAATAATAATAATAATAATACTACAACACCAAACACTAAAGGAGTTTCAGAACAAGATGAAACTTACACAACAAAAACTTATCAAGATCCTAATTTATTAACAGATAATTTAGCTCCAGATGTTCAATCTCAAATCAATACAACATTTATGGAAGAAAGAGTAGTTGATTCGCAATCTGCTTATCCATCTACTTCTAGTAATCTATCAAAAAGAGTAGAGATGGAGATGTCAGATTCTAATTGGATGGCTAAAGAGCAGTTAATGAAGCCTGTTTTATTGTCACAAGTACCGTGGTCTACAAGTCAAACTGTAGATACTGCGATATATCGTGTTCGATTTCCACAGGTTTTAGAGACTGTTGATTCATTAGCTTTAAGAACACTCAGAATGTATGCTTTTTATAAACTATCACCATGTTTTAGAATTCAAATAAATGCAACACAATTTCATCAAGGTCAATTAATTTGTTCTTTTGACCCGTTTTCAATGTTATCATCATATACATCAGACAATCCAAACAATCCACAACTCATGTCACATTATACAGCAACTGGTTTACCAAGTGTTAAAATAATGGCATCTGAGTCTGATGCAGTAGAACTTTGCATTCCATTCATACATTTAAGATCATTTTTAACTACTAATAATACAACATTATTTAACAACATGGGAACTTTTGACATTCGAGTTTTAAATTCATTATTAGCGGCTGCTGGTGCATCATCAACACTAACAGTTTCTATTTGGGTTTATGCTCGAGATGCTCAAGTTCACGTACCTATTTATGATCACGATCCTATTCTGGAGCCAACATCAAAGAACTTACAAAGTAAACAATTAGTTAAGTTATCTTCAAATAATTCAATCTTCGATTCAGTAAAACAAGGAATATCACAAACAACCGACATAATAGGTAACGTTTTAACCGGTAATTTTGGACAAGCTCTCCGAAAAGGTCAAGGTTTAATTGACACAGTAGGAAGCATATTTGGTTTCGATTATCCCTCTAATACAATCTCACCTGATAAAACCATTACACCTTATGAAAATCTAGCAGTAGCAATCGGAAAATCAAGATCTCAACGAATGGCCATTGATCCTTTCTCTATGCACATTTTAGAAGATGACGTAGCGTCTGAATCGATGACAGCAATGGATTTACTAACAATAGCACGAACACCAATGTTATTAACACAATTTACTGTTAGCGACACTGAAAATAGTGGAACACCTCTTCTTGACATTCCAATAACGCCAGCTTATCAAGTTACACAGATATTTGACAGAACGTATCAACCAACTTACTTAAGTCATGTATCTAGTGCATTTACTTATTGGTCTGGTGGTATTGTTTATGATTTTGAAGTTGTAGCAACTCGTTTTCATTCAGCTAAATTATTAATTGCATATGTACCTAATTTACAAATAACAGACAGAGTTACATATGAACAAGCTTTATCCTCATGTCCTAACGCACTTTTAGATATTCAACAAACATCAAAATTGTCAATAATAATACCTTTCACCTCAACAACACCAGTTAAATCTACAGCTTTTTCAACTGATATTGATTCTGTTATTAATGGATCTTCTTATGCAGAAACATGTAACGGAAGACTATTAGTTTTCTTAGTAAATACTTTAGCACATGCATCAAATGTAGCACCTTCTATCGATTTAAATTTATATATTAGTGCTGCTGATGATTTTAAATTATTTGTTCCTCGTAAACCAGAATTTTTAGAACCAGGTCCAATATCACCAACTTTAGAAGCAACATCAGGTATTGGTATCACACATGAAAAGAATAATATCGATGAACCCACACAAGCTGTTTTGTCTAAAGGACAAAGTAGATCAGTTATTTCCTCAAGGTATGGTGAGAACTATACACTTAGAGA